CCGCCACCACCGCCACCACCTCCACCACCGCCACCACCGCCACCGCCGCCACCGCCCGCAGCAGTAAATTGGTATACGTGTGTAGTAGTTGATTTTGGAATAATGCCCTTAAGATCCATAATTCTTCCCCACTTGAAGAGGGTAAACTTACTAAAGTGCATTTGAGTAACATCATAAACACATTTATCAGTTGATTCTATACGGTGTCCCTTTCCAGATTTAGACTCGTGAGGGAAAAAACTCAAATCTAATATACTCATTTTAAAATAAACCTTTTGTGTAGGAATACTAAGTGACTCCAGGAATGGTTGAAAAACAAGATATCCTTTAGAAATCTTTCTATTACTCATTCCAATAAAAGTTGAAAGCTTGTCAAGATCATCTTCTTTGACGCCTTTTGCTGCTTCTATGTTTCCAGCATCATCAAACTTAATTTGCTTATCTAAATTCTTAAACTTGTAAAACAAAAACAGTAGTATTTCCGGAAATCCTTTCCCATCAGGACTTTTCCATGCAGTTTGTTCAACTTCTGGCTTCTTCTTCATCAGCTTAAACAGTTCTATGACGTGCGGATATTCGTGCTGTGCCTTATCTAAAGGCAAAATAATTGATTCTTTTTGAACGAGTTTCGCGTGAGGGGGCATTTTTGTTGTGTGTATCTATATGTAGGATATGGTATAATTATAAAATTTCAATTTTTATTTTATATCGTATTTACGATATAAAATAAAAATTGGTAGGAAGATTGGCTCTGCCAATCAACGGCTCAATTTTTATTGGATGCTGCTATAAAGAGCAGCCTACAATAAAAAATTGAAAAAAATTATCTCATTTTGATTCCTTATCAATATTATTCCCGCTATGCCTCTCAAACTATTCTTTCTGAAGCAACTCCGGCAGCTCTTTGCCTGGTTGTTTCAGCGGCGCTCCTATCCCAAAGACTCCTCTTCAAAGAGCTTGATTCTCAAGGAGGAAACTTTTTCCATCTCGTTGACAGAACCCTTCTTGGAGCAGACTGGGTTTGAGCTTGTTCCGTTTTCTAACGACGAGGAACCCGACTACTATCCGGACTCACCCTTTTCCTGGAACGACGACAACTCCGAGCCAAAAGATGTTTCTTCCTCGTGTGAGGAGGAAAATGACGAAAATGACTTTCCGTACATGATCATTCGTGGTGTGATTGTGTAAATATAAGATATTTCATGAAATATTTTATATTTTATTTTTTAATAATAGCGCCGACTATATCCGTATCGTTCAAAATATATTTCAGCCGCTCGTTCTGCTTTCTCCTCTAACCACAGTTCGTATGCTGTTGGTTTTTTTGGCGGAATATATTTTACAATTTCAGAATAGATCATTGGAGTAAATGCCAAGATGACGTGAATCGCAAAATCACTGTCTGGACTGTTAGTCATTTTTGGCAAAAAGAGTGTAATTGCTGAAACGCATCCACAAAGAAGCTCCATCAAGTCAGAATACAGTTGATTCTGATTGTTAAACTGATTTTTCAAGTTGCGCACATTGAAAAAAAGAATTGGTGTAATAGCAAGAAGAGCAAAAGCAGCATTAAGCTTGAAATACACATTTGACAGAATCAAAGAACAGGTAATCAAGGTGCATCCAAGAAGAGTTTTGGAAACTTTGTAAAGGATGCTGACTGAAATGATCACTAAAAAGGCAATCAATTGTAGATCAAGCTCATTTAGTGAAAGCATGGTTTTCTTGCTTTGGCAAATAAAATGATGTTTTGCGAACAAGGGAATTATAATTTATTTAAATAAAATTATATTGGTTATAATTTCAATTTTTATCCAATATAAAGTATGAGTCATTCTGACAAATTTTTCAAATTAGCAGATAATATAAATAAAGTTAAAGAAATAATATATCCAGAAATAAATATTAAGAATCCAAATAAAGATCCACCTACAGAAAAGAACGTTAAATTAGCATTACCTATTTATAAAAATTTAAATGGAGATGCTATAAAGATAACATTAAAATATATATATGAAGAAGTATTAACTGGAATTTTTATTAAGATTGAAGATAATAAAATTAAAGAATATGTAGAGGTATATAATTTTGAATTAGAACATGTTAAGGATAAGTTACAATATGATGCTTCTCTTGGTAATAAATGGTCTGAACGTATAAAGTTACCCCCTAATGTTAGAAATTGGTTTGAATATGCTAAATTAAAATCAAAAATAACCAAATCAAGATTTACACAATTAGATGAAATTAAGGAACGTTGGACGGCAAATAATTGTTTAATTCGTAATGAAAAACAATGGGGAACAATTGAAAGCACTTATTATGCTCCATTATATGATATGTTAAAAGATACTTGTTCAAATAAAAAAGTAGGTGATTGTATCTTTTTTTTAAATAAGAAAGATTTTCCAATTTTAAAGAATGATTATACTCAACCATTTGAACAAATCTATGATTCAACCAATTTTCCATTAGATTCTAAATATAAGGATCGTTCATTTATTCCTGTTTTAAGTCAATCAACTACAAATCTTTTCGCAGATGTTCCAATTCCAACAACAGATGATTGGCAACATCTTTCTCTTTCTAACTCTCCTTATTCAGGACATATAAAGAAAATAAAATGGGAAGATAAAATATCAACCGCATTTTTTAGAGGTAAGGGAACTGGTTGTGGTCTAACAATAGAAACGAATCCAAGATTTAAGATCACACACTTAAGTCAAATATGGGAAAAAGATCCAAATTATAATAAAGATAATTCAGTTGATGGAGTTCCATTCTTAGATGCTGGTATAATTTCATATGTATTTAGAGATAAAAAAATCATTAATAATCCATATTTAGAATATACAAATCCATCTTCCTTGAATTTGAAATTAAAAGAAAGAGTTCCAATTACTGAACAAAATAAATATAAGTATTTATTAAATATTGAAGGTAATTCAGCAGCGTATCGTTTAGGATTTATGTTTAGTTTAGAATCAGTTGTTCTACACGTAGAATCAAAATATAAAGTATGGTTTGAACACTTATTAGTTCCTTATGAAAATTATATTCCTATTAAAGCCGATTTGTCAGATCTTGGAGAAATAATTAAATGGTGTAAAATGAATGACAATAAATGCCACGAGATCGCAATAAATGGTCGTAATCTTTATAATAAAATAATGAATAAAGAATATGTATATGAATTTGTTGCTAATATATTAAATGAAATAAGTTATAAATATAATCCGTCTCAATCAGGTGGAAATGTATCAGAACAATATGCTAAATATAAAGAAACAAGAAAGAGGATAGAAAAGATAGATCTTCAATTAGATTCAATTCCATCAACATTAGATACTTCAACAGCAATTATTGTTCCATATCGTAACAATAAATATCAATCAAGAGATAAGCAATTAGCGATGTTTATAGAATATTATCATAATTATTTACCAAATTGTTATATATATATTATTGAACAATCTGATGATAATAAAAAATTCAATCGTGGAGCACTATTAAATATTGGATTTAAAATTGCTCAAAAATCTCCAAACACAAAAATTTATATTTTTCATGATGTTGATTTAGTATCACCGCCAGAAATAAAAAAAGTTTATACACACTTATCCAAGTATCCAATTCATATAGCATCTTTATGGAAAGAAAAATATACATTTAAGGATTTCCTTGGAGGTATTATAAGTTTTGATGAAAAATCTTTTACAACTATTAATGGATTTCCAAATAGATTTTTTGGTTGGGGTGGAGAGGATGATGCTATGTATAATAGATTAGTTGAGAATAATATACCGGTATATAATATACTCTCCTCAACCCCATCAGTAACAATAAAAGAAATGACACATCAAAATACAAGTGAAATAGAACAATTAACTAATAAGAATAAGAAATTTAATATTTTAAATGATTTAAATAATTGGAAAAAAGATGGAATAAATAGTATTAAATATAAGATAAATGATGAACAAATATTAAAATATAAGAATGTTATTAAATATAATGTTGATATCTTATAAATATAAAGATAAACAATTAATTTAATATATACATATTAAATTAATTACAATGTGTAATAAAGCTAATATTATGAAAAAATTTTTTATTATTACAAAAGATTCATCGGTTCAATTACATTCAACAGTAGTAAGAGTATTAAAATATCAACCATACATAGATAATATTTATAAAACAAATATATTATATGAACAAAAATATTTAGATCTACCTCAAATAAAATTACTTGATATTAAATTAGTTGAAGAAAATAAACTTCAATTAATACCATTTGAAATACCGGCTTCATATTTCTTATCATAATCGTTTACTCACTCATACTTGTTCTTTTAATTAAATCCTTAAGAAATTTATAATCAGTATCTTGTATTTGATCATTTTTGTCTTCTTCTAATTCTTTAATTTTTTCTTCTAATTCATTAATTTTATGTTCCATTTTAAATTTTTCTTCTAAAATTGCTAATAATTCAACACTTGCTTTGTAACCATTATCTTTTAATTCAGTAATTTGCTTTTCACTCTGACCAATTATATTTCTTATTATTCTATCATAATTTAGTGAAACTTCATTAATTTTTGCTTGAATGATTGGTTCTATTTTTTTATTAAAAGTTTCTTCTTCTTCTTTTAATCTTAATTCAACTCTTTCTTTAATTTTATTATATTCATCTGACGATAAAGAATGAACATAAAGAACAAAATTAAAACAATATAACGCTTCTTTATCTATTTGCTTTAAAATGAATTCATTAATATTTTTTAGTTTTAATCCATATTGATTACAATTTATAGCATATATTTTTAGACTATTTATTACATCATAATTTTCATAAATAATTTTTTCAACCTTAAAACTTAATGAACCATTACTTTTTCTCTTAGTTAATTGATCTATAGTATATTTATTCACTAATTCATTACATAATTTTACAATATCATTTATTTGTTTATTTAATACTACTAAACTGTAATTATCTTTATTATTTGCTATTAAAGTTATTAATAAACTATTTTTAATTTCTATTTTTTCAAATTTAACTATTAATGTATTATTAATGTCTTCATTTGGTATAATAATTTGTGAATTAATTAATTTAATTAAATTAATACTAACTTCATATTTTTCAGCAATTTCTTTAATACAATTTTGACAATATTCATCAATTTTAGATGAATCAAGAGTAATATATTTAAAACCAAGGCAATCTGATTTAACATTATAATTGACGTATTCTTTAAAAGTTTTTGTTGGTTTGTATATTAAGTCTTTTATTTCAGACACAGGTGAAACTATTAGCGTATTCATTTTTGTATTTATATTTTTTATATTAATTTCTATTTAAATCCTATTAATTTTATAACATTGTTTATAAATTCTATAATATTGTTCTTTATTATATAATAAGTATTTTTTATCATTAACAAAAGATACTATTTCATCACTATAATATGTATTTTTAATTATTTTATGATTATCATGAACATCAATTAAAAAATTAGGAACAATTACTTGTGGTTTATTATTATTCAAATAAACAGCAGCAACTGTCATTGAACTTTCAGAGATAATTAATCTTCGACAATGTGTCATTAAATAAAAAGTTTCGGCACTTCCTTCATTAATAAAAATTAAATTTGGTAACTTATTTTTCAATAAACATTCAGCAACTTTTATAGAATCAGACATAATATATATTGTTCCTTTTTTTTCGTTTAGCATTTTATTTATACTATCGATATAATAATCAGGTGTAAATAAAGCATATTTACATACTTTATTTTTATTTAATTCTATATAATTTAATTCAAATTTATCTCCTAAACGATAATGAACAAAAATGCCATTATTTAAATCATAATTATTTTTTAAATAGTCATAATTTGAATTCATTTTTAATAGTTTGCGTGTTGAATCACTAATATTTATAAATCCACTTATATCATAATATATTTTATTACTATATTCAACATCTTTTATTCCGTATTTTTGTAGTAGATCAAATAATTTCCAACTCATTCTTTTTATATTAGAATTAGTATTCAAATTTGGAAAAATATATTTTATTTTATCAGTTAGTGATTTTGTTTGATGATGAGAAGTTTGTTCTACAAAATATATTAATTTCCCTTGATATTTGTGTATCATATTTATAATTGTCATTAATTTATTACCAAGACCATTTTTAACAATAATAATTATAGAATTTTTATATTTGTCAACTGTCGCTTGATCTATTGTTTCTTGATTAATCATTTCTTGATCATTTGTTTCTAAATTAGTATCTGACCCTCCTTTAAGATATTTAAAATAATCTGTTAGAATTTTGTCCATTATTATTATTTAGAAAAAATTAAATCTTTTATATTATATGTATAGAGTAATACAAGATATATCAAAAAATACTCCAAAATCATTATCATCCATATCTTCCAATATAAATAATAATTTAAATATTCAAACATATAATGGTATTACTGTTTATAGAGATAATATAAAAAATTTAGATAATTTATCTAAGGAAGAGTTAATTTTTATTTATTTTATGAAAAAAGCACTAAATCCACTTAATAAAATATATCGTCATCAGGAACATCGTTATCTAAATGATATTATAAAATTATTTAAAAATTTATATCATTTAGCTAATTATAATAATTTAAAATTATCAGAATCAATTAGAAATTATTATATATATTTGATAACAAATAATAGTTTTTATGGACATCGTAATCATAAAAAATTATTTCCATCAACAATAGATAAAAAATTAAGAAAGAAAAAGTTAATAAATATAATAAACAAATATGTAAATGTAGATCGTCGTAATAAATCAATAAAATTAATTAATTTTTTATATTCAAAAGAAGATTATTATGGATTTGTAGATAATTCTATTAATAAAAGTGGTAATAATTATTATTCAAAGACAATTACAGATTCAGATTATAATAAAATAGAATCAAAATATAAAACAAAAAATACATATTTTGAAAAGTATAATAATAAAGTAAAAATTAGATTATATTCAGCAAATGATAAGTATAAAGATGAATTAACAAAATCAGTCTATTGGTTAAAAATGGCATATAATTTGGTAAAGAATAATTTATGTTATTTCGATCAAAATATGTTAGATAGTTTACATTATTTAATTAAATATCTAATTACTGGAAATGATGAAGATTTTAAGACACATTCTAAATATTGGATTAAAATAAATACAAGAGTTCAATATACATTTGGTTTTATAGAATCATATAGAGATCCAAAAAAGATAATTGGAGCAGCAGGAGGTAATATTATAATAAGATCTCAAAATACGGATAATTTAAAAGATATATTACCATTCATTCAAAATAAATTACCATTTCCATCTGAATATAAGTCATCTAATATAAATAAATCCTTATTATTAAATCCTGTAATATGTAATGTTTTAGCGGCCGTAGGATATTATGGACCAGCAAGAAAAACAGCAGCATATTGTTTACCAAATTATAGAGACATTATATCAAAGTATGGTTCAAAACAAGTAATTTATGAAGAGGAAGATAGTCAAATTTTGAGTATAAAAAATAAGAAGTTATATAAGAAATTTCATAAGAATAAAAGAAATCGTAAGATTACACAATGTATAAAAAAAATACACACAATTTTTCACGAAACAATTGGTCATGCAACTTCTCATTTATCTACACACACAATTATAGAAGAAGATTTAGAAAAAATTAAGGATACAAAATATAAAAATAAGAAGGTTGGAGATATCATACCATTAACAGAAGATGATTATAATATTTTTATGACAGTTGATAAAGATTCTATAGAGGAATTACGTGCTGATATTATTGGTTTATACATATTATCAACTGAAACTGAATTAATATTTAAAAATAATTTGTATGAAAATTTATATCCAGTTTATGATAAAACAAAAATAATAACAGATTCATTAATTATTATTCTAGAAAAAGGATTACAAAAATTAAGTTATCAAATAAAAAATTTTAAAAAAATTATTGGTCCATATGCCAGAGGAAATATAGTTATAATAAATTATTTATTAGAGCATAAATGTATATCATTAATAGAAACCCCAATTTTAGTAAATGAGGATGAAAAACATACTATATATGATATTACTATTCTTAATTTAGAAAAAACTATTGAAAAAATTAAAGAATTAATGATAAGGATTCAAAAGATTACGTCTATTGCTGATAATAAAGATTGTGTTTATTTATTTAATAGATATACAACTTTTCCATTAACAATAAAAGAAATGAATAAGATATCATATAATTTAAAAAGAAATAATAGAAAAATATTTAAAAGAATACTAAGTTTTAATAGATTATTTCCAAGATTTATACCAATTTATGATAACTTTGAAAATGTAATTGATATTAAAGTTTCATATTATAAAAATATAATAGAACAAGAAGAAGATATAATATAAATAGAAGATTATAATAAAATATATTATATGTCTGAAAATTTATCAACCGTAAATGAACAATTAGATAATACTCAACCAAGTGAATTAAATGTCCTATTAGATAATATTCACAATGCTAAAACACTAATTACTCATTACAAAAAGGAAATGAATAATTCACCAAATATTATTAAATCAATTGATATTAGAAAGAATATCAATAAGTATAAGAGAGAATATAAGAAACTACAAGGGGACTTAAATGGTCGCGCTGTAGTAGATAACATAAGTGAACCATCTGATGATGGCGAAGATGACATTGATAAGGATGAATACAATCATGATGATAAAGAGGAAGAAGAAGCAGAGGAAGTATTATCTGCTGATGAAAACGCGCAAAACGAATATATTGCTAAACAATTATTACTTGAATATGAGAAGACAAAACAAGAGGAATTTAAATGTAAGACATCTGAATTCAATTTTAGACAAGCTGAATTACAACTAAAACAAGAAGAACTTAAATTAAGACAATTAGAATTACAACTTGGAGTTGTTTCAACCAGTTCTACAGTTGGTCCAACTGGACCAGCTGGCCCTCAAGGAGAACAAGGTATAGAAGGACCAACTGGACCAGCTGGACCTCAAGGTGTATCAGCTTCTGGACCAGCACCAGTAGATGTATAAAAGAATTATTTTTCTAATCATATTTTAATAAATTTTCATTAAAATATTTATTAATAGCATAATGAAATTCATTATCTGGACAAACATTATATAACTGTGTAAAGTAAACCCAATCTCTTGTGATATTATTCCAATACCAACCCTTTCTTGGATCTTCGTAGTCAAATAAGCACCATGCTCCACAATGATGAAAGTATTTTTTTATAATTGATTTCTTAATACGTTTATTAGATGTATTAAAAAATAATCCTTCGTGCCCGGCTTCATTATTAATTAATTCGTCAGGACATAATTTCATAACATTCATGGCATAATATTTATCGGCTCTAAAAGATGTGGTTATATTTATGTAATTGATATTATAAACATAAGTATTATTAATAGGATGATTATGAACTGTATAACAATTATTAAAGAGGATAGCGATAATTATTCCAATGTAGGAAACTATCATATGTATTGATGAAAAACTTTGTTGTAGAGTCATTTCATTCAGTTTTATTAATTTTATTTATTAATTTATATAATTAAAATTTCAATTTTATTTTTCTAAGCACATGCTTTTAGACCCTATAAAAGCATCTTATTATAAAGAACATTTTGGTATATATCATAATTCTTTTTCCATAAATTATTAACATCATTATTTTTATATTCAAGTAATAAATTTAGGAATGTTTTTGAGAAATTATCTGAACTTTCTTTGGGTAATAGAGAAGGTAGATTATTAATAGCAATTATATCAATATATTCATTAAAACTAAAAACTGGATCATTCCATGTTGTTGGGGTATTATATAATTTTATTGGATTATTTGGCTTAGAATAATCACAACTTATATCAATTATTACTATTTTTTTATTAACCTTATTATCACTATCAAACCATATTTTATTATATTCTTTATCCAATACTATACAATTAAATATAATATCAAATGTTTTTAAACTTTCAATATCATCAATTCTACTATCAAAATTAACAAAATCTAAATTAAATAATTTCAACACCGACTGTACACCTTTTCCACATCTACCATCTGCTCCGATAATTGCTATTTTTGCCTCAGCAATAGATAATACAGAATCTTTAACATAATCAATCATGCTATCAAAAGACTTCCAAGGAGCGAGATCTTTAACCGCTCCATCGTTAACTCCTCTATCTTTAACTCCTCTACCGTTAAAATATTGTTTTAATCCTAAAACGCATCCAACAGTTCCGGCATGATATCCAAATGCAATTATTCTTTTATTATTAGAATCTAAAAAATATTCAAAATCATAAATAGTGCTTAATGAATCATAAAATGCCCTTAGTAATACATCAGAACCAATTTGATTTTTATAAGAATGAGAAAAGAATACATGATTATTATTTAATAATTTATCTAAATCTTTCATTTCTTTTATACCAATAATTAAAGCATGTTTAAATTTAGAATCATACCATGGATCATCAGTAATAATACATCCAATTTTTTTATATTCATTGTCAGTATAAATACGAGTATTTGAGGATTGAACATATATAATAAAATAATTTTCTAATAAAATCTGAGCATCTTTTGGAACAAGTGGAGTACGATATTCATTTATATTTTCTTCATTTCGTAAATATAATAATACTGAATTATTTATCATTTAAATAGGAATATAAAAAATATTTATTAATAAAACAAAAAATTGAAATATAATTCGACAATGTATCATCTTATGAACTTTAACCACCATCGGTCTCTCATGTCGGAGCCCCCGCGCAAACGCGCGACCCCGGCACAGAGGTTGGCTACGCTTATTCCTTTTCTCGCGCACCGCGCAGATCAGGATACCCCGAATACATTGTTGTCAGTTTTGAGCGGCGCACGCTCGATTGGCAAAGATTTTTTGAGCTTTTTGACTCCGACGGATGCGCGCTGTCTCAGGCTTGTTTCCGAGGAGATGCGCGTCGCTGTTTCAGAAGTTCCCTGGAGCTACAAAACTACTGTTACCAAGAATATGGGTGGCTGGCAGAAATCCTTCCCAAAAGCACGTAATATTCACATTCGTTGTAAGGAAGAGATTGATGTTCCTATTTCACAACTAGTAAGGTTAACTGATCTTTTTGTTACGTATTCTCCGCTTTTATCAGACGCAGCAATTACAAATCTTGTCGGACTTAACACACTTTCTATTTGGAGCAGTCCACTTGTTTCTGATGCGGCATTTATGAATCTTGCTCGACTTCACACACTTACTATTTGGGATTGTCCGCTTGTGTCTGACAAGGCATTTTCGTCACTTGTTTCACTTCGCAGCCTTACAATTGATAATTGTCCGCTTGTAGCAGACGCAGGTCTTTCAAAACTTACAAAACTTCAAAAGCTTAACCTTCGGTACTGTCCGTTAGTATCTGATGCTGCGTTTTTGCTTCTATCAGACCTAAATGATTTAACGTTGGATAGTATTTCGAATGTCTCAAATAAGCTCTTTTTGAGTCTACCTCGTCTTTATACTCTTTGGATAGATTCTTGCGAGGGAATAACCGAGGATTTTTTCCAAAATATTCCTTCTGTACGTTGTTTGAGACTCCACGGATTTGATCCACTTTCCGGTGAAGCAGTTGAGTACTTAAAAAACGTTGAAAATCTCAACATTTCTCGGAACGAGATTACGGGAGAAGGATTACAGTGGCTAAAAAAGGTTGACGTTCTCGATATTTCTGATGTCCATACCATTCAGGACGAGGATTTTGCGCATCTGTCAAATGTTAAGAATCTAAGTGCGCAGTGCTTGGATATTACTCCTCTTGCGATCGGGCATCTTAAGAAGATCGAAATTTTGGACATTGCTTTCAACAAAAGGCTGCCCCGCCATGTTGATTTTCTGCGAGTAATTAAGAGTCTTGGAACTCTTCGCAAACTAATCATGAATACGGCACCTGCTGAAAGGTTTATCAGAGATAACTTGTTGCCTGGTATTGAGATTGTTGGACATGAGGAAACCTTTGCTGACGACGAAACAGATGTGGACGACGAGGACGACGACGCGGACGAGGACGACGACGCGGACGAGGACGACGACGCGGACGAGGACGACGCGGGCAGTTTTCCCATGTGAGTGTCTGTTTTATTAATTTATTTTCAAAAATATATCTGGTTTCTTTTTTGTGCTCCAATATTTATCAGCAGCAGTTTCTAATTTAAGTAATCTTTTATAGTAATCTGGAAATTCGGTAATATGAGCAATAACAATTTTTGCTGTTACATGTAGATTATCTTTAGTTATATTTGTAATTATACCAAATTTTTTTCCATGTTCTAATTCTACATTTAGTCCATAATGCCATTCGTCAAAATTTATTACTTCTAAATTTATTTTATAGTGTTTTGCTAATTTTTCAGCTTGTTTTATATTAACTTTCATATATAATATAAAATATATTTATTAATAAAATATTAAAAAATTGAAAAAAGAAAAACTATTACTATCAACCTCATTGGCTATAAACAACCAATTGTATTTCAGAAGAAAATGAATCAAAGAACATCGCTTGAAGACGAAGTTGCTGATATTTTAGTAAATTTTTCACACAATATTACACTTTCAACAAATAATATCAATAGAACGTATTTTGCGATACGTGTTCATAATTTTTTGAAGATTTCTAATATAGATTATAATTCATATCCTTTTGAATTTGCTATTAAATCATTTAATTATTACCAGTCATTACAACCAGATGGGCAAAAAAAGGAAGTGCCTGATTTTTTAAGTGTTTTGTGGTATATGTTGGATGAATATTATTCAAAATTACCAAAAAACATCAAATCTGTTATTGAGTATGATCGTAAGACAATTATAAAAGATTTAAGAGCAATTGAAATTGAAAAAAGTATTATTGGTGTATTAAAGAAATAATTTATTATTTTATATATTTTATATAATTTAATATATGTTTGCTTTAAAAGAATGGGAAAATCATTTATCATCTATGATGGGCGTTGATATAAAAATATTAGATATTGGTATATATAAAGGTGTTATAATGGAAGAATTTGCTAAAACCTTTTTAAAATCTAATAAAAATGCTGAATATTATGGAATTGATATGTGGAAACAATCAGAAGATACAAAAGAAATTAATTTTGATATAATTGAACAAGAAGCTACTAAAAAAAGATCTGATTTAGATGTTAAAAATCAGATTACATTTATAAAAGAGGAATACACTAAAGCATTATCAAGTTTATTATTAAAAGGTGTTGTATTTAATATTATATATGTCAATAGTAATTACTTAAGTGGAGATATATTATACCAATTAATATTATCTTTTAATTTATTAAAAGATAATGGTGTTATGATAATAGATGACTACTTATTAGATAAACCAAAATTAAATAGAACTCCAATTAAAATAATAGTAGATACATTATTAAATACAAATAAGGATCATATTAATATATTATATATTGGATATCAGGTAATAATAAAAAAAGTATCACATATTAATTCAATAATAACAACTACAGAAAATAAAATAATTAATCATTTAATAAATAAATTGAACGATTATTGGCATGCTACTGATATAAGAGAATATTCATTATTTTTCAAATACAAAGGAAAAATACCAGATATAACCCCAGTATATCTTAATTCATCAGATATAAAAATTAGACAAATTAATATGGATACCCTTACTTCAATGAAAAATATACATTTTTTATATAAATATAAAAGAATTAGATATATTAATAATGAAATACAAAATAAGAGTTCATATTTAAAACTAAATAAATTGCATTTATTACTTGATTTTAATGATTATTCTCTTTTGTATTTAATTAATGATATTAAAATTAATATAAAACATCAAAATAATAAAAATATTTATGTTGTAGTATGGGATGAAGATAAGGATATTACTTATATAGAAAGATCACAATTAAAATATAATTTATTTTTTAATACTTTCGCAACTATTCATGGTCTTGAATTAAGAAATTATTATAATAATATAGAAACTTTAGATGAATTAATCGAGAGAATGAAAGCAAAGAATATACAAGCTGAATATTTTGATGCTAAAAAATTTGTTGGAATAAAATCATCTAATAAGACAAATTTAGAGAAGATGTATAATATAATTTTAGTTCAAATATTGTTATTAAAACATATTTTAAAACTTGATGGATCATTAAAGATATTAATAGAAGAAAATTTTATATTTATAAATGATTTTATATTATTGTTGAATGTACTATTTGAAAAAGTTTATGTATATATGTATTCAACAAAAATTAGTAGATTATCATTAAGAATTGTTGCTACTGGTTTTGTTGGTATGAGTGATGAATTATATAATAAGATATATGAAGCGATTATTAATGCTAAAGATAAAGAAATTATTAGTTTGTTTAATGTATCTAATACATATATAAATTGTGAAGCAATTGAAAATAATATATTTGAGATGACAAAAAATATTATTAAAATAATAGATAAAAATATGGATATAGTTGAGAAAAATATTGAAGTTGTAAATAAAACTATTGCTCGTAGAACATTAGATGATGTATATAAATATTTAATTAAAGATAAAAATACAGACTTCACTTCGTAAACTAACTTTAACAATAGTTTTTTTATAATTTAATATATGTTTGGTTGGAAAGAGTGGGATAAAAATATATTATACTTACAGAAATCTTCAATTAAAATATTAGATATTGGTATTGGTAATGGAGAAACAATGGAGAAGTTTTCACAAGTTTTCTTAGAACATAATAAAGAATCTGTTTATTATGGAATTAAAACTAATAAAAAAGATTTTAAATCAGAAACTCTTTTAAATACTTCATCAGACGATGACATTAAATTAAATGATAGAAAAAATAAAAGTTTAGCACAAGATAGATTATTTATAACAGAAGAAACATCAAATTTAGAATCAAATGTAATATTATCTAATTTTTTAAAAGAATCACTAACTTTTGACGTAATATATGTTAATTCATCTTATTATTCAAAAGATATATTATTAGATTCTCTTATAGCATTTAAATTATTAAAAAATAATGGTATAATGATATTTAATAATTATTTATGGGAAAAAACCGATGATAAGGTATATACACCAAAACCATCAATAGATATTATATTAAATATCTATAAACATGAAATAGATGTTTTATATCTTGGATATCAGGTTATGATTAAAAAGAAAGAAATAAAAGAAGTTAAAAAGAAAGATATCACTATTGTAGATGAATTTATAAATTTAATTGATAATTATTGGTTGATTAATGATATTAAAGAAATGGGTATTATTTTAAAGTCATCATCGCTTCCTGATATTAAACCAATATTTGGAGATTTTAATGATTTAAATATACGTGCTTTGGATGATATTGAAATATTCAATAAATTAAATATTATAAATGTAATGTATAAATATTGTTCAATTGAATATATTCAGAATGAAATTTATAATAAACCAGAATATTCAAAATTAAAAAAACTTGATATTATTAGTAAAGAAAGTTATTATTCAATATATAATACAATTAACGTATTAAAATCTTATTCAAAACCATATAAGACAGAATATAAAGTGTTATTAAATATAGAAAAAGACTCTAAAGTATTAAGAGAAACTACTAGTAGAAATAGTTTTTTATTAAAAGATGAAGCAATAATAAATGAAATTAATTTATTAAATTATTATACCAATAAAGAATCAATTGATGATTTAATAAAAAGATACCGTGATAAGAATATAAAAGTAGATTTTTTTGTTGGACATCATATATTAAAATATATGGATTTAAAGAAAATGTATAATAATATTTTATTACAAGTTTTATTATTAAATGATACATTAAAGATTGGTGGCACATTTCAAATTATAATAGAAGTAAGAAATGATTTTATTAATGATCTATTAACATTATTAAATTATGTATTTGAAAAAATAAGATTATTTATCTCCTCTAATAAAATTGGACGTCTTTCAATAAAAATTAATGCTTCTGGATTTAAAGGTATTGAAGAAGATCTTTATAAAAAAATATTAGATATAGTAAAAGAAGGATCCAAAAGTAATAAAGAGATTATTAGTATATTCTCTAACTCCAAAGGATATATTGACTGTGCTGGATTAGAGAATAACATATTTTCTAAAACAAAAAAAATAATTAATTATTTAAAACTTAATAAAGATGATATTATTAGAAATATTAAAAGAGTTAATGATTCAATTAATAAAAGAACACTCAATGATATATCTACATTCGTATTAAATCGTATAAAATAATCAAATTTTAATGAATATTATTTTTAATATTCATTAATTCAAAATTAACTTTTTATTTGGCAGCAACTCTTCTTACTCTACGGCTGGTTTTCTTGCTGCTCTTTTTAACAACCTTGCTTGTTTTCTTAACTGTTCTTTTGGCACCACCTCTTAATCTTTTTTTCATGTAAGAAACAACAAAATCTAAATCTTCATCTTTTTTAGCCATTTTTAAGAATTCAGCTTCATCCATATCTTTAGTAGTTTCATCTTCACCAATTTTCATACTAACAGAAAAGACACCAGCTTTTTCTTGAGCTCTAACTTTTTTAAAAGCACTGTCAGTCTTTCTTAAATAATAAACTGTTACGCCTTGATCGCCGTCAACAATTGATTTCTTTTCTCTTTTCTTTTCTCCATTAAGATTAGTCATTACATTAGATTCAAAACTATAGGTAACTGTCATTTATATATATTACAATATATAAATTATTAATATTAAAATAATATTAAAAAATATTATAAAGCGAACAAACTATAATTAAATAAATGATAAATCAAATTATTTTATTCTTTTCATTTATAACTGTATTAATCTTACCAACGCAAGGCATAAGATTTGGAGTTTATAATGATTCAGATTGTAATCAATTATTATTAAAAAGTGATGTATACTTAAATGTATGTACTTGGAAAGATGAATTTTCATTTAGTTTAGTAGATTGTCATGAAACAAATATAGTATTAAATGCTTATAATTTATCAACACATTTGAGATGTATCGGAGAGCCAGCAAGAACAATTTTAATAACAACAAATTGTGTTGAATTTGAATCATCATATTTAAAAATTATTGAAAGGATGTCAACATCTAAGTCCTTATCTGATACAAATAACTGCTATCAATCAAATTTTATTTAAAGCTTAATAAATATAAATATTAATATTAATATTTATGTTTAAAGAATTATTAGTTGTTTTATCATTTCTTTCACAAGTAAACAGTCTTACATTTGGAATCTATAATGATAGTAAATGTAATAAACACTTGTTTAGAGGTGATGTATTTTTAAATAGATGTTCGTGGAAAGATAATCGTTCATATAGTTTATTAGAGTGTAATGATACATATGCCCTTCTAAACATTTATAAAATGTCGCCACATATGAGATGTATGGGTATTCCTTTAGGTAATATTACAATTACAAAAGATTGTGCTCAAATAGAAACAGCGTATATAAAAATCATTGATCGTATGTCAATTGCTGATACTTTAAATCAATGCAAATCATCAAAAAATGAATGTTATTAAAATGCGAATATTTCATATTCACATTTTATGCTGCTTATCGGCGAATTTTTAGATTATACTTAATATTGTAATTAATCCAGCAGCAGTTAATAATACATAGAAAGATGTATATAATTTTGCTATATTTGATTTAGGATATATTAGAGCATCACCTAATGTTCCGTATGTTGAACAATTAAAATAAAATAAAGCAATAAATCTATCATTAAAAATAATATCATTTTTCTTTTTTTTAGGTAAATTCGCAAAATCATCATCAGTTGCGAAATAATATAAAAAGGTGGTTAATAAAAAATTCATTAGTATGGATATTAATAGAATTGTAAAAAATTCTAATATTTTTTGTATAACTTGAGCCATATAAATTATAATTATAAAAAAATTATTAATTAAAAATTACTTGAATGAATCTTTCAATTTCATATATTTCAAATGGTTCATTCGCATAATCTAACATATTCATTATATTTAGATAAAAATCCTTACTTCTTTTTAGAATATTTTCCCGACTGACTATGAATTGTGCTCCAGAGCCAAACATTATGTTTTTATTCCCCATTTTTTCTCCAAATACTCTTTCATAAACAGAATTCATTATATCAATACTTTTATGACAAAATATTTTTCCATCAATTATAAGTTCACATAAATCTTCGTATTTTATGTGTTCGTTATTATTTATTCTATTTATTATTTTATTCATATTTTTGTTAAGATTTGGAGAATGATCATGAGCAAAACCTTGTAAGAAAACAAAATAATCACTATCTAATGAATCATAATTATGGTATATGTGATAGAATATTGTATGAATATCTCTTCCAACATTTGGTATATTAATATAATTAAAATCATTTAAGATTGGATCATTTAGATTTCCTTTATTATATAAAAGAACGTTATTAAATTTTTTAGCCCAATTTAGACATTCATTATATCTTGTTATTATTATTTTTATATTGTTCTTTGGATTGTTTATTATATCAGTGTGTAAATCATAATCTTTTTTAACGTAGAATATGTTAAATGGATTTTTTTGCGAAATGTCAAAAAAAAAATCTGTATTTTTCATTCTAAATAATACTTCTTTTGTTAGTCCCTTAGACATAATAGTTAGTTTATATAATTTTTATATTAATTAATCTACTAAAAAATTGAAATTTATTTTTACAACATTGTTTAATAGTTAAAATACATTCACCAGGGTCTCCACCATGACCCCTCTCACGGCCTTCGCTGTGCTCGTGTTTCTGACGATCACGTCCATCGTGCTTGCGGCAATTAGCATCTCCGCGGCGATCAAGGTCTCGAACATTCGGCAGAAGCAGGTTTTTATGCTGATGTACAACCAGCTCCGCGAGCAGCACAACGAGCTCCGCGAGCAGCACAACCGTCTGCGCACAGAGTTCACCACTCACCTGAATGGCGAGTACGATGAGCAGGCGTATGCTCAGGCACGTGCGCGCGCAAACAACATTCTTCGTCGCTTCCAGGAGTTCAATCCCACACGGAGTTTGGCTAACAATCGTGACTGGGAATGAGGGCGTTTTAATCGCCTAACATTTGACAGTCAGTCAGTAGCTTAAAAACTGCCTTGAAAAAAAAGAAATTATTCATAATTTATCTTTTATTATAGACAAAAAAATTGAAAAAATATTTTATATTGAGGTCCTTTAGTCTCCGACTTGCTCCGCGTCCGCCCTCCCCCGTGCCGACGCTCCCGCGCTCTCCGTTCTCCCGCCCCTCCGCGCCTCCCCACCCCTCTCTCGTACGCGTACCGTGTACAAGATGAGCGACGGCGTCATTGCCATGATCGCCTTCCTGGCCTTCCTGGTCGTCGTCGTCTTCATGCGCGACAACCGCCCCGCAATGCGCCGCCACCTGCGCGACGACGAGGAGGAGTACCGCTACCCGGTCCGCTTCTA